ATATATAGTGTGGGTATGCTAACATACCTTTACGTTCATCTCATTCATGAGACGCAAGTAAGCCGACTCGGAACGGATCGTTCATTTCTATGATTGAAACTTTAATCGCTGCATCAACTGCTGTTACTACTATAGTCACAGTATCATGCACAGACATTAATACTCTTGTTGATCGTGCTAGAGTCTATCCAGACATTAGTGAAAAAGATAGGCAGGAAGTTATTGATTTGTATTATGATTTTGGTGAGGATTATGGTTTAAATTGTAGAGACGCAAAAGTTCGCTGAAGGAACGGCATTAAAACCGCCTACTACTATCAGGAGAATCCAAATGGCCAAAGT